GCTTGAGTACCAACCCCACTTGCTTCCGAATTGAGAAACTCTTGTAAGGTCTTGTCCTCCTCCTCCATTAAAGAGTTCATCGTAACTTGACATAATTCGCTCCCTAAATTGTAAAAAAAAAGTATGGAACTAATCACAGCATCTAATGGCATACCTTTTAAATGTTCAGCATCTCCAGCTTCATATTCTTTTATATGATAACGACTTCCTTTTCTTAATTCAATTGGTCTATATAAAACTGCCATAGCTTTTTCAATGTTATCCCAATCTCCAATATAAGTATCTAAATCAATGTATTCTCCAAAAGACATTTCATCTAGGTTATTTATAAAACCATACTCAATACCTTGCATTTTAAACGTATGTACTAAACTAGGCTTTGATTCAAACATCTGTGAAATAATACCAACAATATCTTGTACATCTTTTGCTTTTAATAATCTAATATGCTCTGGTTTTAAACCACAGAATATCTCAATCATTTTATAAGATAATTCAGTTTCAGTAAGTTTATCTAGTTTAATGTACTCTTGGTATTGTCCAAGTGTTATTTCATTTAAACTATTAGGTACAATCAATTCTACTTTCATATTTATATATAGTTATTTTAAAATTATTTTATTAGACAATTGCATATCTACCAAAATTAGGTTTGCTCAATACATTATAAGTTCCATACCTAAAACTATCAATTAAATGGTCATTACCATCTTCTGGAGTATTTGTCAACTTTCCAGTCCTATCTTCTTTCCATTTATAGTTACGAATTTCTTGTACAAAGTTATCTCCGTTTACATATAGTTTGTATCTTTTAAGTATATCAATTCCAGCTTGTACAGAATTAGAACCTTTTTTAGTTGGTCTAATAGTAATACCCATTCTACGCAATTCTTCTATTATTTCTGGTCTGGCAGAATCAGCATATATTATACCTTTCAACTCTATACTTTTTAAATAAATAGCAATATCTGCTCCAGTCATATTTGTTCTATATAACAACTCTTTAGCATAAAGTGAATTATCTTTTTTATAAACTTCAACTAATGTAGTTGGGTCGTTAAAACCAAAATCCATCCCATACGAAATAAACTCCGCATCATTAGGTAACGTATCAAACTCATAGTAGTTAAAGATAGTAGCTTTTGAAATACCCTTTAAACCTAAACCGTAAATCTGCCAATAAGTTTCATCTGTTTCTTTTAACCTTTCAATTTCCTCTTTTATGCTTTCATTTAAAAAAGAGTTGTCTAGGTATGTAGTTATAAAAAAGTCAGCATCATCTCTCGGGATAACTTTGTCGTATATCCAATGGTACTCATCTGACGGATTGAAGTCTAAAATGATTTTATCTTCTGTTCTAAATATTAGCTGCTGCCAATCTTCATAGTCTAATTCATTTGCTTCATTTATAAATAGCAAGTTTCTTTTTCTACCTCTTACCTTTTGTGGTTGGTCCAAAGATATAAACTCTATAAGATTTCCATTTAGTTTATACTCGTGATTAGATTTGTTATGCGCTTCTTCTGAATAGCAATTATGTGCTTTTAGTATATCCAAGAAATCACGCATAACAGAACTACGAACTGCAGGAAAAGTCTTTCTACAAATCGTTATAGTCTTACCAGTATTCTCAAGGCAGTATTTAAAAATAATAAAAAGCAAAATGTTATAAGTCTTTCCAGACCTAGTTCCACCTTGCTCTATCGTTATCTTTTTATTTGATTCTAGTAAATGCTCAAAAACTACATTAGTCTTTATCTTCACGTTTTATGATTTCTATTTGAAAGTTATTAGGCATACCATCAGCACCAGTTATTTCTTGTCTTGAACTATAACCTCTGTCTTTGCCTTTTCTTTCTAAATAAAATTTAATACTGTCTAATTTAATTCTTTCTGTTTTACTTCTCATTAAAGACATCAACCCTTCTTCAGCCACATCAAAGTTTTGTTCTCTTATATCATTTAATCTTTGTAAGTCTTTTTCGGCTCTTTCTTTTACAGCTTGCCTTGAATAAGATATATTAAATTGCTTTTCTATTGCTCTTGCAGTCCTAGAATATATACCAGCATTCTCTCTTAATATTTCCCAAAATTCGTTATCAGATACTTTCATTTGTTAAGTTTTGACAAGGTAAATAAATACATCTATCTCCATCGACCATAAGCATATCAATAGGCAAATTATATTCTTTAATAACACTATTCACTTCCCTTTCTATTTGTGGAGTTATAAGAACTAATCTTGGTCTTTTTTTTAAAGTGAATTTAGTTTTGTATCCATAAGATAGTAATTGAGATATACCAGTTAGTAAATCATTCCTATTATGCCCACCAGTTTTTAATTCAATACAAGTTCCAGTTCCATCTTTATGCCATAACATAATATCTATTATTAAATGGCTCTTTCCAAAATTAATTCTAAACTGATTTTCAATTCTATTTATACTTCCCCATCCACAACCTTCAGATATATCATTTATATTTTCTAAAATATAAGTTTCTAAATCAGCTTCTTTTCCAATAAATTTATAATTCGGAATTAAATCTTTTTCTAAAATCATAGTTTATTTTTATTAAACAATAGTCTTGCCACATACATCACAAGTTAATTGTTCTTTTTGTTTTTGTTCTTCTTTTTCTAGTATATCTTCAACAGAATCTTCAAAAGGTAGTAAGTCCAATCCCCAATCTTCTAACTGTTGATTATCCCATTCATTAGCTAACACATCCCAATCCCATTCTCCAAAACCTACATTATCTTTTACAATAAATTCTCTTTGTTGTTGCTCTGTTAATTCATCAGCTTTTAATATCCAAACTTCATTTAATCCAGCTTCTCTACAAGCCTTTAAACGCATATTTCCACCAAGTACAACCATTTCGCTATTAACTACTATTGGCCTTAATTTAAGCATCTCTGGAAACTCCTTAATAGATTTTACAAGTTGTTTAAACTTATAGTCTTTTATAATACGAGGATTGTTCTCGTTGTTTCTAATCTCTTGAATGTTTACTAATTGCATATCTATATATAATATTTCGCATATCTATATATAGTATTTTTTTAATTATTTTATAAAGATAATAGTTTTATAATAATAGCAACAATAGTTATTAAAGTTAACATCAGCATAAAGTTTGTAAATGCTATAAGTAAGAATCCGTATTTTAAGTTATTCTTTTTCATTCTTTAATTCAGCTTTTAATATTTGTAGTTCTTTCATCATAGTTTGGTTATATAAATATAATTGCGTAACTACTGATTCTAATTTCTTAATTCTTTCTTCTTGTGTGTATTTCTTTTGTTTCATAATTTAAGTTTATATATTTAAAAAATAGGCTTTTTGGTATCTTAAAATTGTTTAAGTCTTTCGTGTATTATCTCGCAATATTCCTTACTTATTTCGCTTCCTATCCATTTACGGTTGTTTAAAATAGCCATCTTTGCAGTTGTTCCACTTCCCATAAATGGGTCATAAACTAAATCATTCTCGTTACTCCAACTTATTATGTGGTCATTTGCTAATTGTTCAGGAAATGGTGCAGGATGATTAAATTTAGTGTTTGATACATTGTTAAACCAAATATTTGATTTTTGTTTATAATCTTTAGTAACTGTTATTTCGTCTCTATTTCTTACGCTTGAACCTATTTCTTTATTTGATTTTTTTCTGTTTCTTTTAATTCCTTTAGATAAACATTCAATCATAATAGGATTAAATGTTCTAGGTTTTCCTTTACTAAACACAAACATATATTCAAATTGTTGCTCGTATCTTTTATGCGTTAATGGCACATAATTATTTTTAGCATAAATCATTGTATCGTGTAGATTAAAGCCACATTCCATAAAATATAAAGCCTGTTTAAAACTTGTTCCTGTTTCACTTCCTTTTACAGTAGCGTCACCTACAACCCAAACAACTACTCCACCATCTTTGGTAACTCTAAACAATTCATTTGCTACGTTTTCAAACTCAAAACTATAACCATTATAAGTCCTTAAATTATCATAAGGCGGTGAAGTAACCGTTAAGTCAATGAAATTGTCAAGCATTTTAGCCATCGTATCAAGGCAATTTTCGTTATATATCTTATTTATTTCCATTCCTCTTGTGTGTATTTCTTTTGTTTCATAATTCTATTCTATTGCTGTGTAACAATTCATTAAGTTTATCTTGGCAATCGTAAAAAGCCTTAATAGTGTCTTCTCCTGTGTTTTCTGTAGCATATTTAGTTTGACCTCTTAACCATTGGGTTAAATCCCATAGAACACTATACATAGCTGATGATTGATTAAACATATCAAAATCTTCTTGGTCTTCTGGTAAATTAAATTCTATTGTTGCTTTCATTTTTTATTTCTTTTTATAATTTCAATAAATTCTGTTAAATCTTTTACATCTGTAAATCTTATACTATCTTCTTCAAAGACTTCGACAAACCATTTACCATTTTCAATTTCATCGTTAGCATTAGATATTAATTCAAATCCTCTACCAAATTCTAATACGTAATAATAAAACGATTTATCTCCGTATTCCTTTATAAATCCTAAATCAATTAAATCTTGTTCGTTCATAATTCAAATTTTAAATAATAATCACATTCCAATCCATTGTTGGGAGATTCTGTAAAATAAATTTGTCTAAACTCATTAGGCGTTGCTCTGTATCTATAACAGATTTCTTTAATCTCACAACCTATTCCGTTGCACATTGCTAAATCTGGCATATTAATCTAGCTTTAAAAATTCAGCAGAAGCGTTTTCTACAAACCATTCTTTATTTTCTTTGTACTTATCTATAACTGCATCAATCATTACAAGTTCATCTATATCTGATGTTGCTATCTTATTTATCAATTCAGTTATCTTTCTCATTACATTCATTGTCATTTCTTCGTTGTTATTGTAAACAGTATTGAAATCTTCATTAACATACTCCTCTAACATCTTATTAAATCTATTGCCAACGTTTTTAACTTCTTGTCTGTACTTTGTTGTGCCTCTTAAACTATCTATTGCTTCAATAGTTAACTGACCTAATAATACTACTTTTAAATAATCTAATTGTTTATTCATCTTGTTATTGTTTTAAATTTTCTAATTGTGTTTCCAAATAAGATACCCTTTCTTTTAATTCCTCAAATGTATCTTTTCTGCTTTTATACCCAAGTTCCTTTAATGATTTATTTATTTTATCTTGGTTCAAATGCATCACTACATTATTCAAATTATAAACAACAGTTGAATGGTCTTTATTTAAAGAGCTTCCAATCTTATGTAAACTATTATTTGTAAGCCTTCTTGCTAACTCATAGTAAAATGCTCTTGCATCTACAAATTCTCTTTTTCTTGTGTCTTGTCTAATATCTAAACCTAAAGTTGCGTTAACATAATCTATTAATTCATCTAATTCTATCATCTTTATTTATTTTAGTTTGTTTTTTGTTTTAAAATAATGTTTGTTGTGCTTGATGTTGTTTAAGTCTTTTCATTGCTGCTTCAAAATAATCTTTATCTAATTCACACGCTGTTAAATCAAATCCTAAATTATGACAGGCTATTGCTATTGAGCCACTTCCTAAATGAGTATCTAAAATCTTATCGCCTTCTTTTGCGTAATTCATTAAAAGCCATTCGTATAATGCTATTGGTTTTTGTGTTGGGTGTATGTTTAAACCTATTTTTAAACCCTCTTTTATTTTAGGAGCAAATCCACTTTCATTACCTCTCGCATATTGAAATATTTTTAATTTGTTACCAAAACTATTCCAAGCCAATTCTCCATCTGAAAAAGTAAAATTATGTTGCATCTTGTCCCAAACAATCCAACTCATAACAGGATTTAAATATTTAGTAAAATAATTTCCACCCCATATTATTTGATTTTTTGACACTCTTTGAAGTTCTATAAAATATTCTTTAGAGGGTATTGAGTTATCCCATTGACCTTTTTTATGTTCTTTAAAACCATTTGCTTTACAGTTTATACCATTTTTATGTGCGTTTTCATCAGCATCAATCCCATAAGGAGGGTCAACAATAGCCAAATCAAAATACCCATCAGGATACCTTGCCATTAGCTCCATATTATCTTCGTTGGTTATTTTCATTCTGTTCTTAATTTTAAAAGGTTATAGCACTCAATGTAT